CATCGAAATTAATGTCAATGGGTATATTATAAGGTGTTGATAAACGTTTTTGGAAATACCCTCCAATCGATTTCCTATTTTCATTTTCTTCCCAAATTTGCGTAAGTTTTTGTCCTCCTTCTCCTAATAATCCGCCAAGCATTAATTCTGATAAATTAGCCTGAGGGCATAAATCTATACATAATACTTTTTTCTCAGGATGAGCAATTGCATACTCTGTAATTGTTTGGAAGCATAAGCTTGTTTTGCCTGTCCCTCCTTTATTATTCCAAAAAGTGTAAATCATAATGTTGTTTTTTATTTTAAGTTCAAATATACAAATTAAATTTTAGCAATCATTTTTCTGAAAGAACTTTTTCAACCCTTTGCATGTCTTTTAAAACATTTTGGTCTAATACCTTTGCATAATGTTGTGTCATTCTCGTAGATGAATGCCCCAGCATTTTAGCCACGTTCGGCAGTGACACGTTGTTAGCCAGTGCGATAACCGTAGCAAAAGTATATACTGAAAAGGTAATCATTAGCAATAGAACGTAAAGCGCAGATAATCATGTATGTTTGTCGCTTGTAGTCGTTAGCTGTCCACCCTTGAAAAAGAAAAAAAGAGCGTATTCAGGCAGTAGTTCCGTTGCTTATCCGTTACCCTTTTTAGAGGTCGGCAACAGGCAGAAAAACAAGGAAATAGGACGGACTTCTGTAAATCGGCTCGTTTCTCTCTTTTCGCTGTCCTTATTAGACCTTTGAGAGGTCTGTTTGTCAGTGGCTTGCATCATTTCAAATAACTCTGTTGGAGGTAATTTTATCAACTTAAAAAACAGAGATATGAAAACAGATTTGAAAGTGCATTTCTACCTAAGAAAAACCGATGAAAAGAAAAACGGCGAGTGTCCCGTTATAGGAAAAATCACCATTGGAAAAGACGTTGTACAATTCAGCGCAAAACTTACCGCCAAAGCATCCCTTTGGGATATTATTTCAGGCAGGGTAATAGGCAAGAGCAAGCACGCCACCGAAGTAAACGCCATACTGGATAAAATGGGTGTGGCGATAAATACCAGTTACCGCAAATTACAAGAAATAAAAAATACTATCACCGCAAGCGAGGTAAAGAACGCATTTCAAGGCATCGCATCCGGGCAGGAAACACTAATCAGCTACTTTGCACGCCACAATGAAGATTTTAAGAAACGTGTAGGCGTGAACCGTGAGTTATCTACACAGGTACAGTATGAAAACTCCCTGAACCATCTTAAACGATTTATGTCGTTAAAATGCAAGTTATCGGATATTCCATTTACACAGCTTGATTTCTCTTTCATCGAGAAATACGATTTTTATCTGCGTGTGGAATTGAAATTAAAACCCAACACGATATTAGGCATCATGCGCCATTTGCGTAAAATGATAAAACTTGCCACTGGTGAGGGGATTATAACCCATGACCCGTTTGACGGTTATTCACCTGAAAGACCCAAAGCCGAACAGAAATATCTGACACGTGATGAATTACAGAAGATAATAACCACGCCCTTAGACCATCCATGCAGGTACTTAACCCGTGATATGTTTCTATTTTCTGTTTTCACCGGATTGGCGTACAGGGATATTTGCAACCTTACAGAAAAGAATATTGTGAGGACTTCCGATGGCGTGCTATGGATAGAAACCACCCGGCAGAAAACCGGAACGCCTTGTGAAATTCCCCTGATGGAAATACCCTTGCAAATTCTTGACAAGTACAAAGGTTTAGCCCCTGACGGGAAACTGCTGCCAATGCAGAGTTGCGGCAGGTTGAACAAGAACCTGAAAGTTATCGCCCAACTGTGCGGACTGAAAAGAAAGCTCATCTTTCATGCCGGAAGACATACATACGCATCCGAAATTTGCTTATCTCAAGGTGTCCCGATAGAAACAGTAAGCCGTATGTTAGGGCATAGGGATTTGCGTTCCACGCAGATATACGCAAAAATCAGCAATAACAAAATATCAGAGGACACCGATAAACTGGAAGAACGTATAAAGGATAAATTCCGGTTGGTTGGCGTAGAGCAATAAACAAATCATTCTAAATTACTATCAATATGGAAAAGAATACAAAAGCCAAAAGAAGCACCTTTGCTATCTTGTTTTATCTCAATACGTCCAAACGTAGAAAAGACGGTACTTGCCCGATAGTCGGACGTATAACGGTAGATGCAAATTCCGTGCAGTTCAGCACGAAAATTAATCTTTCTTCCCCTGATTGGGACGCAAAGAAAGGACGGGCGAAAAAAGAAAGAAAGGAACTTTCCGATATAAACCGGACGCTTGACCGTTTGGAAAAGCAAGTAAAAGCCCACTATTCCCGGATAGTGGAAACAGAGGGGTATGTAACAGCCGAAAGGATAAAGAACGCCCTGAACGGTATAGGTGAAAAAGCATCCCACCTGTTACAGCTATTTCAGGAACATAACACCGAATTTGAAAAACGTGTAGGCGTGAACCGTGTTTATGATACTTATTATTCTTATCTATTGACATACAAACATCTTTCAAACTTTATCCGCGTGAAATACAATTCGGAAGATGTGCCGTTAGTCAGCCTTACGCATAAGTTTATAAATGATTTTGATTTCTATTTGAGGGTAGAAAAGCGGATGCAGGCAAGCACCGTTTTAAGCCGCATGATTGCATTGAAAAAGATAATTACACGTGCCATCAATCAGGGAACACTAAAACGTAACCCGTTTATAAACTATGTGGCGGAACAGCCTTTGAAAAAGTACAGGCATTTGACGGAAGATGAATTTCAAAAGTTACTCACCACTCCGATAGCGACTAAAAGATATTACCGCACAAGGGACTGGTTTGTCTTTTCGTCTTTTACGGGGCTGTCTTATGTGGATATGTGCGCTTTCTCGGTTGATAACCTGATAACGGAACAGGACGGCAGCACATGGATAAAGATACCACGCCAAAAGACAGGGACGGTATGCAGCATCAAATTGTTAAGTATTCCTTTGATGATTATAGAGAAATATAAAGATGAAAGGAAAACCGATAAAGTTTTCAATATGACAAACCTTGCAGGCATAGAAGCAAACCTGAAAGTAATCGCCCGATTATGCGGTATAGACCGGAATTTGACCTATCACATGGCACGTCATACTTATGCGACCCAAACGTGTATTTCTCAGGGAGTTCCGATAGAAACGCTAAGTAAACTCATGGGACACCGTTCTATCCAAACAACGCAGATATACGCCAAAATCACCAATCAGAAAGTAAACGAGGACATGAAAAGACTGTTTACCAAAGTGAACGGTAAATACCAAGTGATTGAAAGTGATATTACTTCGGACATAGCACACAAGAAATTTTCTCAATGGCTGAAAGTAAAGCAGATATTTCCCGAAAAGAAATAATATACAGGTTAAACCTATCTTCTTTTTAATTCATCCCTGCAACCTTGATTAGTTGCATTATCTCCGACAATGTGCCTTTAGGCTTGATTGTACCGTTCAGGAAACCGCCCAATTCCTCACTAAGTGTCTGACTGTCATAAACCGTAGTAATCGAACCACTGAAAGAAAAATCCTTTTTCCCTTCTTCATTCAATAGTTGTTGCAAAGTATCAACAAATTTATCAGCCATTTCACGCCTTTTAAAAACAAGGTTTGTCAGTTGTTTTTCCTTGTAATAAATAGTCAGTACGGCAACCGTATTTTCATTTTCGCTTAAATCTTCCATATTGGTATCACTTTAAAAGTTAAATTTCTACGAAGATAATAAAATACAAACGATTACTATCCGGCTTTCGTACTTTTTCCAAAGCTGAATAAAACATTAACAAAGATAAGCTCCGTATTCCGTCCGTTCAAGTCCAAGCCCTACGGGTTTAACTAAAAATCTCCACACCTGCGCTGCGCTCCGGGTTGTATTTTTAGTTAAAGACTTGCACAGACGAAATACTACACTAATAAAGTTAATGTTCTTAGTCAGTTTCGGAAAAAATTGTGTTTTTTTAGGGATGGTAGGTTTTCCCTGCCGTTCCTTGTTATAGTAGGTCTGCAAGAGCCTTTCTATATCGCTTTGACGGTAGATTATTTTGCCTTTTATCTGAATGTAAGGAATAACGCCTGTATCTCTCCATTCTTGCAGCGTGCGGATGCTTACTTTCAGACATTTGGCTACATCCCGGTTGCTTAGAAATTTTTCACCGTTCAAATGCGGTCTGTTTTCCTTTGCCAGCCGGCTGATACCGTCTAACATTCTTTCCATAGACTGAAAGAAGTCCCTAATTATTTCACTATTGCCGTTTATCAGTTCCATATTTTTATATTGTTCTATTGATTTATAATTCGTTTGAATGATTAACAGACATACACCCGTCAGTTACGCAGATACTCGCCATAGTAAAATATGGAAATACTATCTTTTACCACATCATAGCCGATATAAAGCCGTTTAAAGGCTTCAACGATGAAGTAACGGTTATCTTCTTTCTGTATCTCGTAAACGGCTGGTTTCGCCTGTCCGTTATCTGATACATGGAGCATCGAAAGGAAATACTTTTTCTTGCTTTGGTATATCATCACCGTAGGATGAAGGTTTAAACTTTCCCATATTCCGACAATGGCAGACAATTTGAATGACTGGTTTACTTCCATATTATTTTCTTCTTTCTTTTCCATAGGACAATATTTATTTATTGTTTGATTGATAATTCGTTATCTTGTTTTCCGTACATTCTGCAATCAGTCTTTCAATATCGGCAGATTTATAGTACAGCTTGTTACCTATTTGGGAGTAGCCCAGTTTACCGCTATCCCGGTAGTTCTGCAAACTTCGGATGCTGATACCCAGCAGGGCACACACTTCACGACCTGACAGCCATTCATCCGGCTGGCGGGTATTCTCTTTTCAAATCCGGTCCACCT